CATGCCAACCCGTGTTCCTGACATGTGTAAGTTGTAAGCAATCTCGCGTATAAGCGTACTCTTTCCCGTACCACTACCAGCCACGATAGTCACAATGCCTTGTCTTATTCCCTTGAGCATATTGTTCACTCTTGGGTATGGGTACTTCATTGGGCTCTCAGCATCTGGAGTTGCTACAATCTCTCTCATGTCTGACATCTGAACTATGCCATCAGGTCTATAGTCAGCGGCTTGGTGGATAGCATTAATGATTGCCCCAGCCTCACCTTTTACAAGACACTCATTGGCATCCTTATGTGGCAAGACAGCAATCTTTACTTTGCCTATGGGCAGAACTTCAGCACACTCAATGGCGGCCTTACGTCCAGCTTCATCCTGATCAAACATTAAGATTATCTCTTTAAAGTTGTTGAGGTAATCTATGTTCTCCAACAGGTTCTTCTTAGCCCCAGCACTGCCGTTTCTAACAGACACAGTAGCAAACCTATGCTGTTGTATCTGCGACACGCTCATGCAATCTATCTCGCCTTCTGTAATCACCAGCTTCTTACCAGCCGACCACAGGTGCATACCAAAGAGACCAGTGATCTTCCCAAGTGTAGGAAACTGTTTGTCTCTGGTGCGTATCTTTTGGCCTGTAGTCTTACCTTTAGCATCCTTATATGTTGCTACCTGTATCGGCTCACCTCTGTTGTCCTTAGTAACAAAGTAACCAAACTTACGACACGTCTGCTCAGTCAACTTGCGTGACCTAAGTTCCATATAGTCGCCAGACAGTAGACTAATATCTGTCTTGGTTTGCGTTGCGCTGGGCGTGTACTGTCCGTCAGCTGGGGTGTGCTTCAAACAGCTGAAGCAAAACATATGCCCATCGCTGTAGAGGCTGTTGGCATCTGATGACCCACAGGCATCACATGGTTCGTGAGACACAAAAGTGCTCTCTTCTTGTTCATTCATTTGTTCGTTCCTTTAGGTGGGTTGTTGACCCAGTAAATTGTGTTCGGTGGTGTGATGCCCCACATGAACCAAGCATTGCCAAAATGGGGTGCGCCTTTACCTGTGAAATCAACGCGGTTGTTGTAGACCAGTGCAGACATTCCATATTCCATGAACAGGTTGCCCCTGCGTTTGCCTTGGAAGGCGGCGACAGGGAGAAACAAAGCAAACGGCTTTTGGAGGCTGTAGCAGTGTTCTATGAAGTCATCTTTTTTACTGTATGGGGGGTTTGTAATGATACCATCGTAGACATCATCTTGAGTTGTACTGAAGAAATCTTTGCCTTCAGAACCTATTATCCTGTAGCCACTTTCGTTAAAAGCATCGACAATCAAACCAGACTTACCACTGGTTGCCTCATAGTAGGTCTTAGACTTGTCTAGGTATTTCAGCAGTGGCTGTATTTGATTTGTTGGCGTGTAGCATTCATCACTTGCTTCATTTGTAGCAAGTCGTCTTACTAATTCTAGTGATGTCATCATTGCTTCCCTTGTAAAGAAAAAGGGCGATCCTAAGACCGCCCTTGTGCTCTCTTTATTTGGCTTGTTTCATGCCTAGATGGCATTCCTCAATCCACTCATCTGGTATTCGCTTGTGTGCCCATGCGAACCCATTCTTGATGCAAAAGTCTGCATAAGAAGTCTTAGACCCCTTATATAGCTTTGCGTTTGCATTCTGGAAAAGAAAACGTAGGTCTATGTGTGGTAGTTGCTTCTTAATCAAAACGTGACGCTGGCGGTCAGATGTAACCCACCTTCCTTTGGTCTCCAAATACCAGACACCACCGACTTTTGGCAGTATGAAATCTGGTGTGTACTTGGCTGGCCTTTGGGGAATTAGGAACGACAGGCGTTCTGTCTCGTAACTAAACGGAATATTTAGACGCCTTAGTTCTTCAGCGATTGTCACCTCAAGACCTGACCTATAGCCTTCCTTGATACCTCTGTATCTATGGTTAGAAGTCAAAGTTATCTGCATTTCCTGTAGGTGCAAAAGGTGCATCGACAGCCGATGTATCTATAGTGAACCCACCTTCCTCGATTGCTCCAAAGCCTGTTCCGTTCATACCTTGGATGGCTTCGACAATCTGGACAGCTTGTAGTGTTATAGACACCCCAGCCTGACCGCTAACCTTATAGACATTTAGAAAGCCTTTCAGTCTTAGACGACTGCCACCACCGATCTGTGGTAAGGCATTGGTTGGCACTTTTTGACCAGCTGTGTCATAGAACTCAGGCATATACTTAGACTGTAGCTTAAAAGCCACTTCCCCAGTTTCTTCATCTGTCATATAGGGTACTCTGTAATTAGACTTCCCATGTTCTTCTTTAGCCGCATCCTCAATGATCTTTATTAAGGGCTTAGCGTCTTCTTGAGACAACAATAGTTCTGACTTATATTTACCTTCGCTGTCGAAAGCTGTGTCAGGTTTCAAGAGGTGGGGGTACTTAGCCACTCCTGTAGGTGTCTGAAAGTTTATCTTTTGTTTCTTAGGCATACTTTTGTCTTTCTATAGAAAAAGGCCACCTATAGAGTCTATAGATGGCCTTTAGTTTGGGAGGAGAAGAAGTCCCTAGAGTCTTAAGATGAGGGAGGGAACTCTAGGGGCTTCTTAAGGGTGACAAAAGTATTAGCTAAAGCAAAACTGGCTGTCCCTTATCCCATGTAAGTCTAGGTTTCCCATTTGTGGTATTGGGTCTACTTCAGACTTCTCAAAGTCATAAGGATGATCCAGCTGTTGCCTGAGTTCCTCTTGCCACTTCAGCAACAGGTTTTCGGCTTCATACATCTCAATGTGGGCTTCACGGACACCATGGTAAAGGTCGTCTACATCTCCTGAGATTGCAAAGCTGTCGTGGATCATAAAGAAGTCATTGGTCGCTCCAGCGTCTAAGAGTTTGACTATAGTTTTAGCCATGCCAGAAGCATCTAAAGAGTGTATAAGGTTAGCCGCTACGCTGGCTGTATTCTTCCTGACATCCACCTTACCTGTGTCCAGAGATAAGGAGACCTTAGACCTAGTTCTTTGGCCTACTGCCGTATCAAATAAGAATATCTTAGTCTCCACCCTGTCCCTCTTTAAGTAGTTATGGAAGACCCTAAAACCACTTGGTGAAGTCCAGTTGACCAGTTTGTTTTGCTTACTGAGAACATTGGTGCACGACTGTATCCACTTCATTGCTTCAGCCGCCTTGGGTAAGGTCTCCACAATGCTGTCATAGCAATGTTCAGCAAGGTAACGAGCCGCAACTTTTCGCTCTTTGTTAGTCCTAGCAATCGGATGAAACTCAATGTCCCCATAGCTAACGTCACGCTGTAGCGGTTTCATTACGTCTTCCATAAATTGACCAGTCATACCAGCCGCAACAGAACTATAGGCGAAAACCATGGATGGTCTCTTACACAGCTTCCTGTCCACACCATAGTCCAACCAAATACGCGCAAGTTCGGCCTTGGTGATAGGGTTCTTTCTAAAATCACTACTGTCTCTTAAATCAGTCTTGAGCCTCGTTTGTACCTTGTCAGCGACAGTTTGATAAAGGTCAGCCATTTCAGCCTGTGGGACAAGGTTTACAAGTTTACCCTCGTCTTTTCCAAGTGTTAACATTGAGTAGTGCTGAACGCCACTATTAGTTCCATCAAGCGATATTGGAATGAAGCCAACAAAGTCGTCACCTTCATCAAGATAACGTGAATACTCAAAGATAGCCGCTAACATTTGAAAAGGCTTATCTGCACCTGACCATTGACCCAGACTGTTCTTATAGTCTTTTGCCATGTCTAGTAGCACACCTTCATTCCTATCGAACCAAGCTACCCGTTCATCAAGAGGTGCTTTGTCGATCTTCTCAAAGCCAGAGCAGTTAGCAATATGTATCTTCAGCCACCTGATGTTCTGCCCATCGACTACACGCCCTCTCTGGAACTGAAAGAGTGACTTAATGTGGTCGTCGCGGTGGTAGTTAAACGAGGGAACCATGTTGAAGCGACCTCGAAAATCACATGCCCAAGGGATCGTGAACCAATCGTGTACTGCAAGTTCATTAGCAATCTGAAGGTCTTGCTTCATAACAGCTTCAGCACCCTTGACCCTGCGGTCAGTGTTTCTCCATTCACGTTGGTCTTCTTTGATGGCTTTCTTTAGCTCCTGATCCATTGTCATGTGGTCTTCTGGAAGCCTTGGAAACTCAGGTGTATCTCTCTTTGGAAACTTACCGAATGACTGTCTGGTTTCCCAGCACCATTCAACCACCTCTAGCATTTCCTCATTGATACAAAGCCTCGTTTCTTGCAGTGCGTTGAGTGCTCTAAAGTGTTCTGGAGTTTCACCCTTGAAACTGTGCTCTATGGCCTCAATCTGCTTCGCTGAAGCCCCTCTGACTAGCTTCACGCACTCTGCTAGTCTCCAGTCCTTGTAAGCC